AAAACAGTTATGGCTTCTTTTCTTAAAGAAGAATTAGAAAGCATGAGAGCTTCAAATGAATATGAAAAACACAAAGCCAGACTTGCACTTTATAATAGTGTCTCTGCCTTACAGCCTTTAAAAGATCCTCTAGGGCTTGGGAGTTGGATGTATCAAAAATATTTTGATACGCATTATATGCATCCATTAGTATTTCAATGGGTTAAAGAAAATAAAATGGAAGTTGAGTATAATTCAAAAATTGACAAATTAGCGGAATCTGAAAAACTTAAATCTTTTGAATTAGTTCTAAAATCCTATGGTAAAATTAATTATGAAGTTATGGCTACTAATTGCAAACATTTATTCCCTGAACTTTGGCATAATTTCATGAAAACGGATTATAATTGGATAAAAGTAAATCAAGAAAGACCTCTTTAAAATAAATTAAAAACAACTAGACAAATCTGTAACCGAATACTATATACTGTTTTTATGATATGACATATGGAGGAAATCATGAAAGCCGTACTAAGATTCAAGTTGCCGGATGAAGCCGATTGCCTTGAGGCAGCTCTTGAAAGCATCGAAAATCATCTTTATAAGGGAATCATCACCAAGAAATCTAAAGCCATGCAGGCTTTGGGAGACATTCACGAACAAGTGTTTAGGCCAGCTCGTAAGCATGGTTACAAAGATCCTGAACTTAATAAATTAATTGAAGCTAATGAAGACATTCGAACCGTTATTTCCATATTAGAAGACCACTTTTTTCAAATTTTAAAAGAATCCGAGATTGAATTGTATTAAAAGAGAAGGTTGATACTATAGGGATGTGAATCTATTCAATATCGGGAGAATAAAGTGAGGCAGTTCTATAAGTCATCTAAAATGAAAAAGAATTTCCTTGCTGCATTATTCGCTTGCATAATCAATAGTTTATACTTCTTTCCATTGATCGAAGGATCTTATTTATTTAATGCCTTAATGGTAATTTATCCAATATTATTCCTATTTATAGGTGGTAACAATGAGTGATGACGTTGATATCTTTAATTTATATAGAAAAGGCTCCACGTGGCGAGTCACATTCCTTAGGGACGAAGATCCTATTATCTATAAAAACGATAAGTTATATTATGATTTTAGGTTGCCAAATGAAGAGGACCTGGAAAATAAAGACATAAAAAAACTATCGGTAGAAGAATCCGATAGTTTTCAAGGAGGATCGACAAATGATGAGGGTTGTCGAGACAAGAAGGATACGCAATGACTTATGATTTGTCAAAAAAAATATCATTGCTCTTTTTTTTAAACTACCCATGTTTGGGCTCTTCCCCCTTAAAGTCTATACCAGAATTTAAACCACTTTACCCTTTGTCTATATGTAGTGTTAGAAGGCCTAGAACGGCTAATGTCGCCTACATTCCGCCTTTAAGTACTAGAGCATGGTTGCCACTTTTTTGGGGCTTTCAAGTCCACCCTAACCCTGTTCCCCTATATTGGATTCATCAAAAAGAGATGGAACAGCAGCCTTGTTACTGGCAGCCCTCTGACGAGGAAATCGATGAATATGGTTTTTTTGGGGCTGATTGTCATAGAAAGCGAAACTTATTTTGTCGGAGGCGTCATAGCATATGAGTAAACGGGGTTGGGGTTTATTACTGATTATGTTCTTAATGATAACTTCTTATGCTTTAACAAGACGTAAGAATGTTTCAGTTGCGGTTATTTGGCATGACGACGAATTTCTTATAGTCCAAAATATGAGAGGCCCTTTTAGAGGCTTTTGGGGATTACCGGGCGGGAAAGCAGAGTTTATGGAGACCTCACAAGCAACTGCTTCTAGGGAGATCTTTGAGGAAGTCGGGTTACAAATACACAAAAATAATTTCAATTATATGACGACTTATTTAGTCCACCATACGAAGGAACCTGAATACAATATTAATGTCTTTGAATACAGATTTGATGATCGTCCCGTTATAACTCTTAATGCTGCAGAACATCTAGACTATGAATGGATACGCTTAGATGAATTAGATGATTTTACTCTTATCCCTGATAATGCTGAGCATATAAGAGAGATTTATATACAATGAAGATTTATATGGGCATAGATCCTGGGGCTAAGGGCGCTATCGTGGTTATAAATTCTAAAGGGATTCTTATGGAGATGTTTCCTTTAGAGTTCTCTAGGTTCTATACTTATTTAAATGCACTAAAAAGGCATGATTATGATTATGATGAATTGATTATCGGAGTCGAGAAATGCCAGGCCATGAGAATGGGCGAAAAAGCACAAGGGGCTAAATCGATGTTCACATACGGGACAGGTTACGGCAAGATTTTAGGATCTCTTGAGGTCTTAGAGTTTGCATACACCTTGATTTCTCCACAAACATGGAGCAAAGTCATACATGCGGGAACACTACCAGGGAAGGCTAAAGCTAAAAGCTTAGAGGCAGCGAAACGCCTTTATCCTAAGATAGATTTCAGGGCAACGCCTAGATGCAAAAAAGAACATGATGGTTTTATTGATGCTAGGCATATAGCTGAATTTTTAAGAAGGCAATACGAAAAGTAACCATATAAATTGGAGGAATTTATGGAAATTTTTAAAAAAGTATTAGGTTTATTAGGGTTCTTTAGCATATTCTATCTACTGTTTATTTATGATCAGGCGAAAGCCGCTTGCCCGTCCTCAACCGCTGAAGTTGAAGATTATGGGAGGCCACAAATAACTATTCCACCCACTGAACTAGAACAAATGCAATATCTTGAGAATGTTATGAAAGGGGTAACCATCTCGAAAGATCCCCCTTTATTACCGAGTCCTTATTCTATGGCCGTCTTAAAAGATAAATATCTTCACGATGTTCCTAGGCCTGATCCAGTAAAAGTTGGAAACGTAACAGTTAATTTACCACATCATATTCCGGCCTTAGTGCCGCTTAAAATGGCACCACTTTTTATATTTTATTTCAATTTCTATGCTGATAGTGGAATTGATTTTAAGAAAATGGATCCAAAGCACTATGATATATTTCTACGGTTTATCTTTGAATTAGCTGACATGTGATTAAAGTCTTGATATCATTTTTTCTTTTAAGTCTTTAATTTTATTAGAATGTTCTTGTACTGTATTGTGAAAGTCTTGATTTCCTAAAGCCAAAGAATAATAAGTTATTAAAACTAAACCTAAAAAAGCTACTAAGATCATTAAGATATTCATATAAACTCCTTTGTTGTTGTTGCTTTGCTCTTCTTACATATATCTTATCGGATGCATTTCTAATTACTTTAGTCTTTTTTTTTGCTGTATCCTCTTGATCTTAACAGCAATAATTGCGTATAATATGAATCCGATGGGCTTGGAAATAAGGTTGCCAGCCGGTTAAAGAGCTCCATCGCTATATGGAGAGTGGTGAGCTTCACGCAAGTTTAAGCCTATTGATAATGAATGTAGGGTTTCATTATTAATTGCCCCTAGTGCAATTCTAGGCACTCTCCACCTTATGGGTTAATACCATCCCTAGGTCTTTCAGGTGGTATTAACTCTCTTCTTTAAGATATACTTGAATATATGATGAATATTAATTTTAACTCTAATATTAGGCTTACCAACTAATATGGCTTTAGGTAGACCAACCAGTTATAAACCTGAATATTGCGATATGATTATTAAACATATGCGCACAGGTAAAAGCCTTGCCAGTTTTGCAATGTCTATAGATGTTAATAGAGATTCTTTGCAAGAATGGGGCAAAGTTCACCCAAATTTTTCCGTCGCTATGAAAAAAGCTAAAGATTATTGTGAGGTTTTTTGGGAAGAACAAGGCAATGCACATATCTTAGAAGACAAAGATGGTCCAAAGTTAAATATGGCATGGCAGATTTTTACTATGAAAGCACGCTTTGGTTGGCGTGAAAAGCAAGAAGTAGAAGTTAATAATACTGTGAATACACCACAAGTCATCGTGCAGTTGCCACCTAAGGAGGAATGACATGATCTTAATCCTTCGATTATTCACTTTTATTAAATCATTCTTTACAGCTAAAAAAATTGTTGAGATGGCCAATGTAGTTATAGAAGTTGTTCCTATTATTGAAAAAGCTAAAAAGAATATGCAAGATGAAGAAATTCAAAAAGAGTCTATAGAAGGTGCTAAATAAATGTGGGACGACTTTGACCGTGAATCAGTATATGAACTCTTTTATCTAAAGATGCTCAATCTAGCTGTTGAGGAATCTAAGACTAATCCACTGCCAGCATGGGCTATTAAATTAATTCACGCAACAATGAAACAATTATCTGAACAAACTGGTGAGGAAATTAATAAGGATGTGACATGATTACTGATCTACACCTTTATATTCACGGTGGCATTGGTGATCAATTAATAGCGCTTCCATTTATTAATCTATTCAAAGACAAGAATCTCAATGTCATTATTTATACAAAGTTTAAAGAAGTTGCTTCGATCTTTTTAGATTGGTGTGTAATTAAAACCAGAGAAGAGTTTCCTAAAATTAATCCACCACCGATATGGATTGAAGTAATTGACATAGTTAAGATTCATTGCGCTAATAGAAGAATGCTTCCATATGCGCCAAGATTAATTCAAGATATGTTTATTGAATATGAAAGAAGTTTGCCTGAATGGGGACGGCTTATAAACGGACATCCCGGTACTTGCAACGGAATTGCTACACTTGCAGTTCATAAGAAATTAAATAGAAATAACCTTTGCCATCATTTGGTGAAGCAACCTTTTAAAGAGTTTGAGTTTGATATAGAAGGCATTGAAGGTGACTTCATAACTTGTCACGACGGCTTTGATTCGTCACATAATTTCGAATTATCAACTAAGAGTTGGAATATCGAAAAGTTTAGCGAGTTAGTATCGAATATAAAAGAGAGACATCCAACAGTTAAAGTAATTCAATTAGGTGGCACGAAGCATAGACCGATAAAATACGTAGATGAAAACTTAGCCGGCAAACTTGATTTCAAAACATCTTTAAAATATCTCAAAGCATCCATGCTTCATATAGACGGGGATTCAGGGTTAGTACATGCAAGAGCTTTATTTAAAAAGACTTCTATTGTGCTTTTTGGTCCTACTAATATTAGTTATTTTGGATATGAAGAAAATATAAATATTGATCCTAGATTTTGTGGTAATTGCTTTTGGATGAAACATGATTGGATGCCAAAATGTCCTAAGGAGTTTCCTATGATCAAAGCAGCGGCTTGTATGGATTCAGTTAATATTAATCACGTAACTCAAATTGCAAACCGATTTATAAGTGATTGGTTTTTTAATAGACAAATGGGAGACTTATGAATATTCAAGAAGCACTTGAACAAGTGAAAAATGGAGCAATAGTTAGAGATAAGAGTGACCACAAGAAGCTGCTGTATCATGATAATGTTTATGTCGATGATATTAATTCTGAATGGGAATTAGTCCCTTTAGGAGAAGTATATGAGATATTAAAAATTGATCAAGCGTATGCAGCTAGAGATTTTGCAACAAACGGATGGGTTGGGTCGGGTTTTGAACAACTTGAAAAACGAATAGAAAAATTAGAATTAGAAACAATCAAAAAAAAGAAGTGGTGGAATTTCTAATGAATGAGACTTATACCGGTCATCAATTTCAAACTTTTGGACAAATATCTTATTCACAGTGGGGACAAGATTTATTAATCTTAACTCTCTTCAAAGATATAGGTATAGAGAATCCTTCCTATATCGATTGCGGGGCATATTCGCCTCTAATAATCTCTAATACAGCTTTAATGTATTCAAGAGGCTCAAGAGGAATAAATATAGAACCTAATCCGTATTTATTCTTTCATTTCATGGAACAAAGATATGAAGATGTAAATCTTAATATCGCTGTCTTTCCAGCATATACCAATTTTGAGTTGGAATACTACATCATAGATCATGAAAGTCCCTGTAATTCATTGTCTCTACAAGAATTATCAGATAATAATTTAAAAGCCACAGAAACCATTAAAGTGAAATCTATGACTTTGAATGATATTATAGATAAGTATTCTAATGGAATATTTCCCGATTTTCTTAATATTGATATTGAAGGATTAGATTACGAAGTCCTTAAACATACAGACTTTGTTAAATCTAGGCCTAAGATTATTCACGCTGAATGCAGAGATGAAAAAGCTACTATTAAAATGATGAGAGATAAAGATTATAAAGATTTAATTCGTATAGCAGGTAACACTATATTTATGGATAAAGCTTATTGTAAGTAAGGATTTCATGCCTTCTCAATTTAGATCTTATGAAGTAGATCGAAAGTTTATTAGTTTATTAGGAGTTCTTTCTGATACTACTTTAAGTAAATTATTTAATGTATCAGTAGAAAAGATTAGGCAAGAAAGACGACGTAGAGGAATTCCCGTTTATAAACAGAAAAAGAAAAAATGAATCCAATTATAATATCAGCTCAAAAAGGCCCTCAAGAAAAATTCTTGGCCTCAAAGGCTGATATTGCTATTTTTGGTGGTGCAGCAGGTGGTGGCAAAACATATGCTCTACTCTTAGAACCATTACGTTACATTAATAATCCTGATTTTGGGGTGATCTTCTTTAGAAGAAATACCGTACAAATTCGTTCGCAGGGCGGTCTCTTCCAAGAATCTCTCAAGCTATATAGTCAGCTAGATGGAGCTACCTTTAGAGAGGGATATCTTGACTGGAAGTTTCCTAGTGGAATGCAGATTAAATTCTCACATCTTGAATATGATAGAACAGTTTATGATCATCAAGGAGCACAATATTCGGCGATATTTTTTGACGAGCTTACTCATTTTAGTGCTAGTCAGTTTTTCTATTTATTGTCAAGAAATAGGTCAATGGCTGGAGTACCCGGTTATATTAGAGCGACTTGTAACCCTGATGCTGATAGTTTTGTTAGGGACCTCATTGATTGGTGGATCGATGAAGAGGGATATCCAATTCAAGAGAGATCAGGAAAATTAAGATGGTTTATAAGACGTGATGATACTTTACTTTGGGGTGATTCTAGAGAGGAAATGATATCAAAGTATGGAAATGATGAACTTCCAAAGTCTTTGACATTCATACCTTCAAAGCTTACAGACAATAAAATCCTTATGGATGCAGATCCTGCATATCTCTCAAACTTAAAAGCCTTATCACGCGTGGAGAGAATGAGACTGCTTGGTGGGAACTGGAATATTAGAGAATCAGCTGGGAATTTCTTTAGGCAAGAGTGGGCGTCTATTATTGATGCGATTCCTAGTGGATGGGTAGCAGTTATTCGATTTTGGGACAGGGCTGGGACTAAAGTTTCAGAAAGCAACAAGGATCCAGACTGGACAAGAGGATTAAAACTTTATAAGTATTCTGATGGATCATATGTTGTCGCTGATTTGAAAAGCGCAAGAGATACCCCTGGACAGATTGAAAATCTAATTAAGAACGTAGCATCATTTGATGGTTATGGAGTTAGAATAATGAGTCAACAAGATCCAGGATCAGCTGGAGTATTGGAAGCTAATAATTTTGTTAAAATGCTACAGGGATATGATGTTAAAACATTTACATCTTCAAAAGACAAGATAACTAGGGCGAAACCGGTCAGTGCTCAATTTGAAGCCGGTAATATCAAAGTATTAAGAGCACCATGGAATAAAGAATTCTTTGACGAATTAGAGAATTTTCCAATAGGTAATCATGATGATATCGTCGACACATTGAGCGGCGGATTTAATTCATTATGTGACAATGGATCTATTTTAGATTATTTTATGCAAAGGTAATGTCATCGCTATATTGTCGGAATGTACCATACACGAGGAATTAAATATGTCTTCTCCTAATCCTACGCCACCATTAGAATGCCTTGTGTATACTTACCTCGAAAATCTAGTTGGTGTAATTCCTATGGCTGGAGCAGCCACTTTAGTAGTAACTAATCCTAACAATGTTCAATATGGTAATACTGTAGTAAGGTCTGGAACCAGTTATGCACCTTGCGATTACTACGGATATGCTTCTTTAAACATAGTAGAATCAACGACTCTAAGCTTTAGATATTTCTTTCAAATCCAATATGTAGATGATAATTTCTTACAACAAGTATCCACGCTTGGCTGGGCACAAGTACCAAATACATCATCAGTAGACCTTGCTACTTTAACTTTCTATCCGACAGCTGATTCCCTTTTTACGGAAGTTTAAATAATGCTTATTTATGGAGACTGTGCTGAAGAGTTAAAAAAATTAGAAGATAATACTATTGATAGTATGGTGACAGATCCACCAGCTGGCATTGGTTTTTTGAATAAATCTTGGGATAAAGCTGAATCACGAGATCATTGGATTTTGTGGTTAAAAGAAATTATGCAAGAATCGCTGCGTGTACTCAAGCCAGGTGGTCATGCGTTAGTTTGGGCATTGCCTCGTACATCTCACTGGACTGCTACAGCTTTGGAAGATGCTGGGTTTGAGATCAGAGACAGCATCGTTTCAATCTTTGGTACCGGTTTCCCTAAGAGTTTAAACATTAGTAAAGCTATTGATAAAATGGCAGGGGCAGAACGCGAAAAAATAGGTAGAACAAGGGATGCTACTAAACAATGGGACGGATGGGGATCTGCTCTTAAACCTGCACATGAATCGTGGATTCTTTGTAGAAAACCAATTGAAGAAAAAACAATAGCTGAGAATGTCGTGAAATGGAGAACTGGGGGACTAAATATTGATGAAACTCGTGTTAATGGCCGCTTCCCAGCAAATCTAATCCTCTCACATCATCAGGATTGCGAAGAGATCTGCCATAATGAGTGTGTAGTGAAAGAGATGGATGAGCATACTGGTATTTTGAAAACTGGTAAATCTCCCATTATGTTCCAGAATAGAAAATTTTCAAAAAATGGTATTTTTTCTATGGGAAAATTTAATACATCTACTGTCGATTTTTCAGGTGATTCTGGTGGCGCCTCTAGATATTTTTATTGCTCCAAATCATCTCGTAAAGATCGAGGAGAAAATAATCATCATCCAACAGTTAAAAGCACAAAACTGATGGAGTACTTAATTAAGCTTATTACGCCACCAAATGGAATTGTTTTAGATCCATTTATGGGAAGTGGTTCAACATTATTGGCAGCTAAAAGACTTGGATTTAAGTATATTGGAATAGAAAAAGAATTGGAATATTTCGCAATAGCGGAAAAGAGAATAAATAATGGCTAAGAAAATAACTTATAATAAAGTTAAGAATCCTCACGCAAGAGGACCTAGGAAGCCAAAAGGTAAGATCCAAAACTGGGAAACACCATTTGGCCCCTTTGGAGCAGGATATCCTGATCCTTTTTTTCCTGGCCCTGGTATTGGTGGTGGTATAAATGCCTCTTATCCACCTGGTAACGGTTTTGGGCAAGGTCAACAAGTATCGAGTGTGGATACATCATTCGCAAACCTTCGTTGGTACTATATCTCTAATATGCGGAATCTTTTGTCTGAGCTCTATGTAGAAATAGGACTCATACAAAAAGTAGTTAATCTTCCAGTCGATGATGGTCTTAGAGGTGGAATTGAAATCCAATCAAAAGAAATGTCTGAAGAAGAGATTACGATATTAGCTAATTCTTTAGATAGGGATGATGATCTTACAACCATTGGTTGGGCTGAGAAATGGAATAGACTCTACGGCGGCGCTGGTATAATTGTTCTTACAGACCAAGATCCTGATGAACCTTTGGATATAGCTTCACTTGGTCCTGATTCTTCTCTAGAATTTAGAGCTGTTGATATGTGGGAAATCTTTTGGGACAAAAATGAAACAGAAGGCTGGAATCCAACCCAAGACAATGATGACTTCCAATTCTATAGTTACTATGGGGTCCAGTTACACAAGTCCCGTGTGATGCGTTTAAAGGGCATGACAGCACCTTCATTTGTTAGGCCAAGGTTAAGAGGTTGGGGATTTTCTGTTGTTGAGGCATTACTCAGACCTCTTAATCAATACCTCAAAGCGACTGACTTAACATTCCAAGTTTTAGATGAATTTAAGATAGATGTTTATAAAATCAAAAATTATGTAAACACTTTAATGTCACCTCAAGGCATGCAAGCTGTAGATAAGCGGTTACAGTATGCCAATATGCAAAAGAACTATCAAAATGCTTTGGTTATGGATTCTGAAGATGATTGGGATCATAAACAGTTATCCTTCGCTGGTTTGGCCGAAACTGCTGCAGAGAATAGAATTCAGATCGCTTCTGAGCTTGGTATGCCACTTACAAAGATCTTTGGTATCTCAGCAGCTGGTTTCAATTCTGGTGAAGACGATATTGAAGTTTATAATTCAATGATCGAATCGCAAGTTAGAAATAAAGTTAAATACCCAATTCTTCGTATGTTAGAGATTAAATGCCAGAAACTATTTGGCTATATTCCAACTGATTTAGAAATTTCATTTAAACCTCTTCGTATGCTTTCTCTTGAGCAAGAAGAGAACGTCAAAACTCAAAAGTTTAATAGATTACATATGGCAAGGATGTCACAAGAGATATCCGCTGAAGATTTTGTAGCTGCCTGTAATAGAGGTAATCTTTTTGATGTGCAGTTGAATTCCATTGAAGGAACTGAAGGGGGATATAATCAAGACGAGATTATTGAAGGGCAGCATGATCCATATCGGCCACTTGATTCAGACGAAGAGGGTGGTTCTGGACGTGCAGATTCAAGAAAATCTAAATCTTTAGAAGAAACAGCTCCTCATGTTACTAAAGGATCTCAAAGGGGGGATGGAAATGAAGATTCTCGTAGGATTGGTAAAGCTTCA